CAGCAGCACAGGCTTTGCTTAATGAGGCAAAAAAATCCGAACGCGATAACCCAGGAACTACTTATATTACTGGTCCAGAACGCGACTACCGCAAAGCGATGAGAGAACTAGAAAGCACTGGCGCAACAACTTCTGGTGCAAGCGCAATACAAAACCCTCGTGCTGGCGGAGCAACAGGTACTGGTTATTATGGCTTAACTGGCGATGCTGCTACTTTGGCTCAACTTAATGTTGAAATTTATGGTCTTAAGGGTACACTTGCAGCAAGTAAGCCTGGCTCAAAAAAGTATAACGATGCACTTGCAAAATTAAAAGCAGCAGAAGCAAAGCAAAATGCAATTACTAGCAAGACAAAAGCAGCAGCAGATGCTAAAGCAAAAGAAAAGGCTGCAGCAGAACAAAAGAAACTTGAAGATGCTGCTGCTCGTGCTAGAGATTATGGAACAGAAGCAGAACAAAAAGCAGCAAACGATAAATTAAAAAAATTCAAGACAGAGAATCCAGCAACGCCTACTCCGCCAAAACCAGGTGACACAAAACCAAAAGTTTTGGATACAGATGGCGATGGTATTCCAGATGCTGTTGACAAGAACCCAAAGGTGTTTGATAAGCCAGCACCAGGTGGAAATGCTGGCGGTAGCGGTGGTGGTGGCGGTGGAAACACTGGTCAGACACCTCCACCTCCGCCTGCGGATACTGGACCAAATGTTAAAGAGTTGTGGATTTCGTACCTTCGTACAACCTTTGCATCTTTAGAAGATAAGACACAAAAGGCTGAAATAGATTTACTTCTTAAAAATGCTAAAGATGCTAAGTGGGATGAAGATACCTTTATGGAAGCCCTTAAGGGTACCGTATGGTGGCAAGCAACTTATCCAAGTATTCGTTCATTCTTCTTAGAGACACACGACCCACGCAACGCATCAACCTTTGCTGAAAAAGTATCTAACACAATGGATACGATGCTTGGCAAGTTGGAGGCTTTGGGTGTTACTGTCCGTCAGGTTGACCCTGCAACAGGTAAGGTAATTGACAATACAGATTTCGTTAAAGGTATTGCCCTTAAGTCAATCGAAAACAACTGGGATGATGACCAACTAGAACAGTATCTTGCTACACAAAGCAGCATTATCTTTTCTGGTGGCGGAACCCTTGGTTCATTCTATGACCGCATTGCTCAGCAAGCATACCTCTATGGCGTTCCTCTTGATGAGACTATGAAGAAAACAATTAACACATCATTGCTTGACCCACTAGATGGTCGCGATGCAAACTACTGGATTAAGACAGTAAAAGACATGGCTTACGATGCACCAGAAAATAAGCCATTCCTTGCTTCCCTTCAAGCAGGTCGCAACCTATACGAAGTAACAAACAGTTATCGAACACAGATGGCTAACCTCCTTGAGGTTGACTCAACTGCTATTTCATGGAACGACTTGATGAGTAAGGTAGTTGATAACTCTACAGGTAATGCTCGTACATTTGCAGACTTTACAAAGCAACTTAAGAGCGACCCATTGTGGCAGTACACAAGAAACGCTAAGGAAACATACAGCAATACAGCACTTGATATTGCCAAGATGTTTGGATTTGTGGGGTAATCATGGCAGATACAGCATCAGCACTTCGTAAATTAACTTCTGGTGGAACACTCACACAGGAGGAAAGAAACCTACTTGGTATGGGTCCTATCCCTGGAGCAACTCCAGTAACTGCTACACCTACCAACATTGTCCCAGCAGTTGCAACAGCAACTGCAACAGTAACAGAAATTCCTGTAGGAGATGAGTATGTTACTAACTGGCGCAGTGGTATTAAAGCCAAAAAAGGTACAGCACTTGGAAACTTATTTGAAAAACAAAATGCAGACCGTGCTGTTCGTGATGCTAAGTTTGCCGCTAAACCTACAGAGGACCCAGGTGAGGGTTACCGCTGGGTATGGCAAGAGCGCAACGATACTTGGGCAAAGGTATATTTTGGAACAGGTCTAACTGGTAACGGTAATGGCAACGATGGCGCTGGTGGAGGCGGAGGCGGTGGCGGAGGTGGCGGTGGAAACACTGGCACAAACTACACAGGTGGTGGAACTGCTGCTGACCCATTAAAACTTAACGGCGTAAACTTTACTGGACCCCTTGGCGGAGTTAACTATGTCAATGGTGTTAAGGAAGATATTGCCAAGAGAACTGCACAGCAAGAATTCAAGGCTTCTCTTGCAGAACTTGGCTTAGCAGATTTAGCAAGTGTTATTGATGATTTAATCCGTAAGGATTACACAACTGCACAAATCAAACTAGAACTGCCTAAGACACAAGATTACCAAGATAGATTTCCTGGCATGAAGGCACTTCGTGATGCGGGGCAGGCTGTTAGCGAGGCTACCTATATCTCTATGGAGAAGGGTTTCCTGCAAACACTACAGGCTTACGGTCTTGATACCAAGGCACTTGGTTCTCGCAAGCAACTAGGAACTTATATTGGAAACCTAACAAGCCCTCGTGAGTTTGAGGAGCGAGTTGACTTGGCTGCTAATCGCGTTAAGAACAACGCAGGTGTTATTGAACAGTTTAAGGTTTACTACCCAGAGGTAGATAACGCAGCACTTACTGCTTATTTACTCAACCGCGAAGTTGGCATAGACATTATCAGAAAGCAAGTACGCCTTGCTGAGATTGGTGCTGCTGCAATGGATGTTGGATTTGGTACTGGTGTCTCATTAACTACCGCCGAAGATTTACAGGGTGCTGTTGAGAAACAGGATTACCAGACAATCAGGTCAGCCTTTAGTCAAGCCAAATTCCTTTCAGACCAGCAAGCACGCCTTGCTCGCCTTGAAGGAACTGCTTACTCCCAGAATGAAGCAATTAAGGGAGTCGTTGGCAAAGACATTCAAAGCCAGTTGGCATCTCAGAAGCGTGCTGAGCGAGAAACAATGACTCGCTTTGGTGGTCGCTCTGGAGTAACAAGTACATCGCTCACAGGCGAAACACAAATATAAAAGAATCCCCACTTAACCGACCAGCCTAGGTGGGCGTAAAAGACTGGTAGTGATAGCCAATGTAGTTTCCCCTAACTGCATTGTGGATTGCGAATACAACTAACAAAGGGAGATAGGTAGATGGCTACCAACTATGAATACGATGACGAAGATGATGAAACCACCCAGGACGGTGGCATCAATCAACTCCGCAAAGTAAACCGTGCGCTTGAAAAGCGTGCAAAGGAACTAGAACAGGAGTTGTTAGGTCTTAAGTCACAGACCCGTCAGCGTACTGTCAAGGATGTGCTACAAGCAAAGGGTTTAAATCCAAAGATTGCAGCGTTCGTACCAGCAGATATTGATACTTCGGAAGAATCTATCAACAACTGGATTAACGAATATGGCGATGTATTTGGCGCAGTAACCCAGGCTGAAAATCAGCCAACACAACAGTCTCTAGATGTGACTGCTCAAGCAAGAATTAACAACATGGTCGCTACTGGTCAGGCTCCAAACCTTGACACAGATTCCATGTCGCGAGTCTTGCAGGCAAAGTCACGCGATGAACTAGATGCACTCCTTGGTTTGTAATTAACCCAACCAACTAACCAATCACCAGGAGGTGAACCCACATGGCATATACAGATACCTCGTCTATGGCTGGTCTCGTAAAGACCGCTTATGACCGTTATGTAGAATTTGCCCTCCGCGATACGCCGATGATTCGTGCAGTAGCGGACAAGCGCCCAGTTCAGCAGGCGATGCCAGGTTCAAGCGTTGTATTCTCACTTTACAATGACTTGGCTGCAGCAACTGCTGCTCTTTCAGAAACAACTGATGTAGATGCAGTAGCACTACCAGATGTTTCAACAGTTTCAGTTACTCTAAACGAACAGGGTAACGCAGCACTTGCAACTCGCAAGTTGGAACTCATGTCACTATCAGATGTTGACCCAGCAATCGCTGACATCATCGCTTACAACATGGCTGACTCATTAGATGACATCGCGCAGCAAGCGCTTGTCAACGGTGTAAATGTTATCTACTCAGGTGCAGCAACATCAACAGCAACAATCACAGCAGGTATGACAATCACATCTGCTAACCTTCGCAAGGCAGTTGCTAAGTTGCGTACTAACAAGGCTGTGCCTCGTGCAGGAAGCCTATACTGGACAGGTATCCACCCAGAAGTTTCACACGACCTTCGTGCTGAGACAGGAAACATCGGATGGCGTGACACACACCAGCACACAGATGCTTCATTGGGTAACCTATTCGCAGGCTCAATCGGTACATACGAAGGTGCTTTCTTCATTGAGAACCCACGCATGTACTCAAGCAAGTCAGGTGCAGACCAGACAGCATTGGCTACTACAGCCGTAACTGTTGCTGGTACATCAGCAGGCTTCACATTCGGTGTTGCCTCAACAGCCGTAATTGCTTCTCGTGCAGAAGTTGGCGACAAGGTTGCAGGAACAGGTATCGCTTCTGGTGCCAAGATTACTGCTATCACAACATCAGGTTCAACAACAACATTCACTGTTGACACAGCAAACACTGCTGCAGTTACAGTATCAACTGTTGTAACTGTTACACCTGTAACTCGCGTATTCGACACAATCCTTGCTGGAAAGCAAGCATTGGCTGAGGCTGTTGCACAAGAGCCATCAGTTGTTATCGGACCAATCACCGATAAGTTGATGCGCTTCCGTCCAATCGGATGGTACGGTGTTATCGGATGGTCACGCTACCGCGAGGCTGCTCTATACCGCATCGAATCAGGTTCATCAATCGCTGCTCTCTAGGCAGTAGTTGTCGGGGGGGTGGGGCGAAAGCCCCATCCTCTGCAACGGAATAGGACAATATGACTCAGTACATTTTTACAACACCCATCGTTGAAGAAACACCAATGAGTGATGGTCCATTGTTTTCGCGCTATAAAATCAATAAGGGAGTTTCTGTCTTAAGAGTTAACGGTATCTATTCCTCATATCGTTACCCTGCACAGATAGATGTTGATGCTGCTAGTGAGTTTTACCTAGGTGGCACTAAGACTTTAATCACACAAGAAACAGCAGATGCCTTGACTGCTCAAGGCTACGGGGAGTACATAACACCAGCATGAGTTTACATTCACGCACTACACATCCTGAGTATGTTGAAGGGTGTTTCGGCTGCAAAGTTTCCACACTTGAGATGGGCGTAGGCGATGCCAATTCCAAGGTGAGCATGTCCACTACAAAGTGGGATGCAGAACTAAAGGCATACAAAGATGCTCGCGCTCAAGGTATCCAGCCAGCAGGTACAAGCATGAAGGCAGTACAGAAGGCAGTGGATATTTCAAACAAGACAGGAAAAGCATACGGCGCATAAGGGGTAATCATGACAGCCATCGTTGGCATCCAGTTAAAGAACGCAGCAATTATTGCTGGTGATTCTAGGATTACCTACAACGATAAACCCTACGCAGCAAAAGGTATTGAGAAGGTTATCACCAAGGGTGAGTATGTAATTGCCTTTGCTGGTGATGACCAAGCAGCCAACATTGCACAGTACCTATGGGTACCACCCAAAGTATCCAAGGTTATGGATTCAGATAAGTTTATGATGAGCAAAGTATTGCCATCACTTCGCAAGGCAATGATTGACAATGGGTATAACCCAGACCCTGCTGATAGAGATGCAGGCTTTGATGCACTCGTTGCCTTTGACGGAATCATTTATGAGATTAGCCATTACTACTCTTTCTCCCGCGATGATGGCGGGTTCTATGCAATAGGTAGTGGTGGCAACTTAGCGCTTGGCGCATTGGCAATGGTTGCTCCTAAGACAATCAAAGATGCCGAAGAAGTTGCTATAAAAGCAATACAGATTTCTGCTAACTACAACACAACGGTTGGTGGGGAAACACAAGTTACAGTCCAAAGGAGTAGAAATGTGCGTTAAGTGCGGATGTTATGGAACAGTTAGTCCATACGGTGTAGGCGGTAGAAAAGTTAACTCTGCTCCACCTGCTGCAAATGTTGCTCAGTACAACAAGCCTATCCAGCGTATTGGTGAAGTGCCAACAGGTAAGCGCCTTGAGATGGAAGATGAGGACGACTAAGCCATGAAGAAAAAAGCAGCAGCCAAGAAGGTTGAAAAAGTTATGGGCGAGTACAAGCGTGGAACCCTACACTCAGGTAAGGGTGGACCCGTTGTTAAGTCTAAGAAGCAAGCAGTTGCTATCGCTATGAGCGAAGCAAAGATGGCTAAGAAAAAGAAGAAGTAATGCCAGCCAAGAAAGACCCACGCTTAGCCCGTGCTGGTGTGTCAGGTTTTAACAAGCCTAAGCGCACACCATCACACCCAACAAAGTCTCATGTTGTTGTGGCTAAGTCTGGTTCACAAGTAAAGACAATTCGTTTTGGGCAACAGGGAGTCACGGGAGACAGACAACCTACAGCCCGTCAAGCATCATTCAAAGCCCGTCATGCTAAGAACATTGCCAAAGGCAAAATGTCAGCAGCGTATTGGGCAGACAAGGTGAAGTGGTAGAACATGGCAACAGGAACAGCAGGAAGTTCACTAGCAGACGAACTTAATCGTTTAGCAAATGGTGGTGCCTATCCAGTAATGACAGCGTATGAATCAGAACAAGGTGCTGCCAATGCATGGGCTGGCACCAATGGCTTAGGTCTTATTGCTGCTCTAAATTACAAGGCTAGTTCATCACGCCAACCTCAGAACTATAAAGACTTCAATGCTATTTGCAATGAGTTAGCAGGAACCGCTGGACTATCGGGAGTTGTAGCATTGAGGAGCATTAACCTATGAGTTCATATTCAGATTTAATTGAGCGTGTTGATTCAGTTCTACACGGATACACAGACAATGTTGAGCCAACCAGTTGGCTAACAGCACCTGCCTCATCAACTGCAACAACACTATCTATTGCTGATGCAACAGGTATGGGTCGTGGCTTTGTACAGATTGATGATGAGATTGTCTTTGTTAACAGCACAGACAATGTATCTAACACATTAACACTTACCCCTTGGGGTCGTGGACAGCGCGGTACCACACCAGCAGCACATGATG